CGTTGTAAGGTTTGCCCTGCAAGAAAATCTTCTTTACTACTTCAGTAAACTCACCTGCTTCTGCAGATAGTCCAAGAGCAGCAGTTAAGAGTTGTGAGACGTTTGCATCATTTACTTCCAACTCACTAAGTCGTGCAGCAAGAACTGGCCAGTCTAGACTTGGAGCACTAGTGACTCCTTCTACAAATTCAAGGTACTTTTCGGTATCAACTTTAGTCATGAAAATCGGGGATAAATGGTTCTTGACAATTTTGAGGGAGTTCTTTAATTACTACTTCTTGCCAACTACCACCAACACCACCGTCCATATTGACAATGATATCTTTAGTTGGAAGTTGTTTACCAGAAGAAATATCAATGATATTACCAGGTGAAGGAATGAACGAATAATAATGTCCTTCCCATCTACGGTTTCTCATACCAAGAAGGTTAACTGCATCCTTTTCGGCACCACAGTCAGCAATCTTTTGACCTCTAGGATTGAATACAGAATAGTGACCGTTCAAAACTTAAATCCCTCAAATGATTTTTTTGGTTTTGCTTCATCGTTATTATACTCTTCTTCTCTACCACTGTCAATGATATCATCTTGTGCTGACTGCTCACAATCATACAGACGCATCTTGGCACGGTCAATACCAACCACAAACCTCTTGGAGATGGTTGGATCATTGTATCTATTCTTTAATTGCTTCACCATAATTTGCCCGAGTCCTTCAAGATCTTCAGTTGAAATAAGGGCAAACATAAGATCAGCAGTAGCAGGGAGACCAAAGGACTCACTAGTGTCAGTAAGCTCAACATCACTGCTACCATAACCAGAACGAGTGGTCTGGGTGGCAGATACGATAGGGACGTTTGCTTCGCAAGCGAGTCCTCTAAGTTCTTCAGCAATAGCCTTGACAACTGTATATGAATTGACATTGCTACCAGCGCGATATCTTTCGGAAGCACATATATTAAGGTAATCAACAAAAATAATATCAGGTCTAAATGACTTCTTAAGTGCAAGTTCATTAAGAAGTGCCCTAAAGTGTCCACTATGTGCGCTTGCAGTTGGGTATTCTTTAATTATAAGAGAACCTTGAGTTTTTTGAGATAGTTTTGTTACCTTTTCATCAAACATTACTTTCGGGAGTTCGGTTATCTCCTGAATAGGTACATTGAGTAAGTTAGCATCAATTCGCTCCGCAATTTTCTCTTCAGCCATTTCAGCCGTGATGTATAATACGTTTTTCCCTCCCAAGAGTGCGGCAGCTGCAACATGACACATAAACAAACTTTTGCCGACACCAGTGCCAGCGAGAGCAATGTTAAGTGTTTTATTCGGGAGACCACCCTTCGTAATTTTGTTGAAATACTCAAGGTCGAATGGGATTTTATCTTCTTTGCGGTGGTATGATTCATATCTTGCCTCATAATCAAGCAGGTAGTCATGTCCTACGTGAGCATCAAAAGAAACTGCCAGAGCTTCTGATAGAATACTAGGGATTGCATCACGGTCTTTCTTATCATCTTTTCCATCGGCAAGAGCAATGGATTCCATCAGTGCCAAATAGATGGCACGATCTCGACACCACTTCTCTGTGGTATCACATAACCAATCATAGTCAGTGGCAACATCTTCAAGGTAACTAATAAGTTTAGTCACTTCAGTAAAAGAAGTATCAGTGATGTCCTGACGTTTCTCTACCTCAATACACAGAACTTCTTTTGTTGCAGGTTTATTATACTCTGTGACAAATTTTACAATCTCATCAAAAGTAATTCTCTGATGTGGATCCTCAAAGTAATCCGTCTTTATAAAAGGTATCACCTTACGAAGATACTCCTCATTATAAAGAAGATTTCTTAAAATTAGGATTTCAACTTTGTCCATGCGGAATATCAAATACGAAGGTTATACGTGTTTCATCACCGATATTAACGGTGCCATGAGGTAGTTTATTATTAAACCAAAGGAGAGTTCCTGGTTCAACAATGGCAGTTTCTTTGCCACAGAAATATTGATACCTTCCAAGTATGGAGAGGTGATATCTGTTTCTGCTCAGATAGTATGTGCCTTCATCAACATGTGCTCCTACAATTTCATCAACAGGAAGCGAAAGAAAACCGCATCGGTGAATGTCTGCATTCTTAAATTGCTTGCGTATAATCTTTCGGATCTCGCTGTGATGAGAATACGCAGGGGTTTTGATGTTGATCTCAGAGTCTCCAACAAAGTCTTCTTTGGTTTTGACTCCACCCATTATAAGTTGAAGTGCGCTAGTTGGCAAGTCTGCAAATCCCCTATCAACTAAGGACTGGGAGTCCTTCAGATTTTTCTGATGGTCCCAGTCCTGTGGATACTTCTTTAGTTGTTCGACGACTTTACTTACGTTGATTCCAGTCTTAATAACCTTAATCATGAACCGTAACTAAACTCCTCCTTTGCAATCTCATCAAGTTTCTCCATCACCTCTGGTGTGAAGTATGCTTCTGGGTCTTTGTAGATTGCCTTGGCATAGACTTTCTTACCATCTATCTCATATCTACCAGCAACGTTTTTCCAAAGTCCGCCAATCTCACCGAGTTCAAGAAGACCATAATATCGATCAAGACCACGCTCATCGTAATAGAGACGTATGGTAACATCCTTGTTCTCCTTACTTAAACGTGACTTGTGCGTCTTAGCCTTGATAAGGTTTCCAATGACTTCTGTTCCATCCTTCTCTTTCTTCTTGCTGAGATAGATGATTGTACTTGCTGCATACTTGAGACCGCTGCCTCCTCCCATTTCCTTTGTAGGGACATAAGAACCAATGACATCATAGGTATGATTAGTGACGATTAGTGGAATTTTTGCCTGACCAAGTTTGAGTGTAAGCATACGGAATGCTCCCTTGACAAGTTGAGATTTAGTCATGTCCCGAACTTGCTTGTCGTCTAGAGCATCACGAATCTCCTTCTCTGTGGAAAGCATACCAAGAGAGTCTAACACAAACATACAGGGTTTGCGTTCTTCTTCAGATTTTTTTAAGTATATGTCTACTGCCTGCAGTGCCTTCTGTCTGAACTGTTCGATCGTAACAACATTGATAACAACTAATCGGTCTAAGTCAATGCCACGACTTTTAAGAAGAGACTTATTAACTGCTGCTTCAGTGTCAAAGTACAAACAGTAACTACCAGGATTACTATCCAGAAAATTCTTAACCACAGCGAGACTAAAGAAAGTCTTGCCAGTAGAAGACTCCCCAGCAATGGCAGTAATCTTATTCCCAGAACAGCCACCAAATATACTACCTGAAACGAGTCCGTTAAAAATGTACGAACCCGTGTCCACGAAAATTTCTGTGTCGTCGATGTCTGATGCGAGTTGGGTATAGTCATCTCCAATCTCTTTTACAATCTCTTTTAAAAAATCCATTACAGTACAAATCCAAATTCTTCACGGGCAATTTTTTTGTAAGGTCCGCCTGGGTTAGCATCACGGATATCCTTGATCTTCTTGAGTTTTTGATATAAAGAAGTATCTCCTCCAAGGAGAAGAGCACTTACAATAGTTGCAAGTTCTTTATCAGTGATAGGCAGGTCCATTAGGAGAAAAATAGTTCTAGGTTTACAGTTTTTTCGACATTCCAACCGATAGCATCAAGGATTGCTTTCAGTGGTTCGACAAAGGACTTCTCAAATTGTAAGTCATAGTCGATGTACTTGTCAAGATCAAGTTCATGCGGAAAATCTTGAATGAATGAGATAATATTCTCATGAATAATATTTGGTTTTTTCAAATAACAGAACTTAATCTTCTCACCATTCTGAATCAAAGAATATTTGTTAGTAAGTTTTTTTTCTTTGATGTAATGATTATAGAGAAGTGCTCCACGACAATGAATAGGTGTTCCCTTAGCATAGATATCAGATGAAGATTTATACTTCACAACATCAGAAACAGAACGAGGGAAAGAAATCTGCTCTGGGGGAAGTTTCTTAAACTCTGCACGAGATTTATCAATAAACTCAATAACATCATCTTCAGTGCCAGTCATCATCAACTTCAAGGCGTCCTTAATCATCTTCCTACAAGGAGCAGGTGTAGATGATTTAACTGCCTCAATACCCATCATCTTAAGTTTGGGGTCTTCGTATCGAACACCTTCACTATCCCAGACATTAAGAATGTATCGCTTCTTCGCAGTCCAGATACCACGGTCAGCAATATTCTCACGCTTCATTTGCATTTTCTGGTCATACGCCGATACATACGTCGCCAGTTCGCTGTAGCACTGGTCAATGTACGGTTCCAATTTGTCACTACAGACCATATCAAGTAACTCCACAACTTTTGCTTTGTCGCTAGACTTATTAGCAAAAAATTTATCAACAAGAGGTCCAAGATTAAGATAAATTGAATCTGTGTCAGATGCAATTACGTAGTCCTCGTCAGTTGTAGACAACAGTTTATTTAGATATTGATTCATCTTACTCTCAATCCAACGGATAGAGACTTGACCAGAAAGTGTAATCGCCTCCGCATTGGCCAGTTTATAGTACCTAAAATACTGATTACCGATAGCACCATAAGCAGAGTTGAGTGAGATCTTCTTAGCCATCTGAATATTGTTGCAACGGGCAATCTCTTTCTCCAGTGTTTTAGTTGGAGTTTTTTCATATGCCTGTTTTGCCTGAAGCATTCGCTTCTTAAAAAT